AGTTCAGCTAAAATCAATCACGCTTCGCAACTGGCGTGGAGAAAAAGAAAGGACAACACAGTTCCATACAGATGGCACTGTTACACGTATCTGTGGTCGTAACGGTCTCGGCAAGTCCAGGCACATGGATGCGTTCTGTTGGCTGCTTTTCGGCAAGGACAGCAAAGACCGTAAAGACTTCAACTTGCGCACCACAGACGAAAAGGGCAATCCCCTACAGCATTGTGAATGCTCCGTAGAGGGAACATTAGTCGTTGATGGAACGGAAATTACCATCAAACGAGAGTATAAGGAGCAATGGGTCAAACCTCGTGGACAAGTAGAGGAAGTGTTCAAGGGGAATGTCACCGAATGCACATGGGACGGCGTACCTGTTCGTGTCAATGAGTATAAGGAACGTATAAATGCCGAAATCATTGATGAGAACCTTTTCAAGATGCTAACCAATACCGAGTATTTCCTATCGTTAAAACAAGATGTTCAACGTGAAGTGTTAATGTCCATTGCCGGAGCCAAAACAGACAACGAATTGGCGCAGGGAAATGCAGAATTTACCGCTCTCGTAGACATGTTGAGTGGCAAATCATTGGCGGATTATCGTCGGCAGATTGCCGCAGAGAAAAAACGTCTAAAAATGCAAGCGGATGAAATCAAGCCACGTATCGACCAAACGGACAAGATGAAACCAGAAGCCGAGGATTGGAACTCATTGGAAGAAATGCTCACCGACAAAAAGAAAGAGCTGGAAGAAATAAACGAACTTCTGCATTCTGAAGATGCTCGCAAGCAATCTGCCATCGATAAAAAAGCTGCGCTGAACCGTGAAAAACGGCAAATCGAACAGCAACAGAAGGATATTCTTGCCGCAGAAAGGAGAAGTCGTCAGGAGGAAGCCGATAAGCAGAACGAAACACGTAATGAAATCGAGAAAGAGTTGAAGAATATTCATTCCGAACGATCGGATTGCAATATAGACATTACCCGTGCAAAAGAACGCATCAAGTATTTGAACGAAGAAATAACTAGAACAACAAGCAGACTTGAAGAATTACGTTCCGAATGGGCATCCATTCGTGCCACACAGTACACCGGTGATAATATCTGTCCTCATTGCGGCCAGCCTTTACCCGACAATATGATACAAGACGTTCTCCAAAAGTTTGAAGAATATAAACAAAACAGGCTCAAAGAGAATCAATCACGTGGAAAATCCCTGTCGACACAAGTCGAATCATACCGAGAGGAATTAAACAGGCGTAATGAAGAACTTGTAGAGCATTCCAAAAAGATTACTGCCATTGACGAATGTATTGCAGGGCTGTATGATCGTCTGAAATCCACCCCGAAAGCAGCACCGTCCGCCATCAACGAAAACGAGCTGCCTGCGTATGCAGCAAACCTAAAACGTTTGGATGAGATAGAAAAAGAAATAGCAAATATCACATATACTCAGACAGATACCGAACTGTCCGAACGTGCCGAGTTGGTGAAATCTGCTATTAAGAACTTGGAAATCCAACTAAACAACCGTACCATTATCGCCAACTATGATAAAGAAATAGAGCGTCTTGAAAAGGAAGGTCGTGAACTCGCACAGAAGATAGCCGACATAGAGAAACGTGAATATATAGCTGCTAAGTTTGCCAAAGCTCGCATTGATGATTGTGAGAGCCGTTTGAACTCGCTGTTTGGCATGGTACACTGGAAACTTTTCGATACCACTCTTGACGGAAACGAATACGAAGTATGTATCCCTATAATTGATGGTGTGTCCTATGGTACGTGCAATACAGCAAAGCAAGTGAACGCAGGTATTGACATCACCAACACATTGGCAAGGCATTACGAAGTCTATGCTCCAATGTTCATTGACCGTGCCGAAAGCGTGAATACATTCATTGCTTCCAACGCACAAATGATATTCTTGCAGGTTACAACAGACAGTCAACTAACAGTAAAATAAATAGTTAAATCTTTAATTATTAGAATTATGAACGAAAGACAAATCACACCGGTTACACATCAAAGTAACGTTCCTGTTGGCATCAACTTCTTTGACCCGACAACCATTGAAACGCTCAACCGTTTCTCCACCATGTTTGCCAATTCCAGTCTTGTACCCGAAAGTTACCGCATTGGCGGTGTCGTTGGCGGTAAGACCGGAGAAGGACCTAAAAAAACGGTCTCTGAAGCCGAAGCAGTAGCCAACTGCGTAATCGCATTCGATGTGGCCACACGCATTGGCGCATCCCCTCTTATGGTAATGCAGAACTTGTACATTGTATATGGTCGCCCATCTTGGTCGTCCAAGTTCCTAATTGCCACTATCAATACTTGTGGACGCTTTGAACCACTGAAGTTTGAATTGACATCAAATGGAGTTTGCAATAACGGTGTGGCAAATGTCAAGTGTGTGGCATGGACTACTCCTAAAGGTGTTACGCATGATGAGAACGGAAAACCGGTTACATCAAAATCACCACTTGCCTTACGTGGTACAGCCGTTACCATACAAATGGCGATTGATGAGGGTTGGTATAGCAAAAACGGCAGCAAGTGGCGTACTATGCCCGAACAAATGTTACGTTACCGTGCCGCCTCGTTCTGGTGCTCTACATACTCACCGGAACTGTCAATGGGTATGCGTACCGTTGAAGAAAATGTAGAGGACGCCGATTATGTCGATGTTACAGAACAGGTTGCGAAAGAAATTTCCACGCAAGCCAACAAAGGCACTATCAGTTTTGATGATGCAGTAGCTCCGGTTTCCAACGAAGTTCCGGCAGGTGTTGACCCTGAAACAGGAGAAATTAAAGAGCCCCAAGGTGAAACAAGTACCGAAAACCAAGCCTCAACCGAGGATGATGGACCGGGCTATTAATCCTATTTGAAATGAAACTTCATGTGTTAGGTTCTTCATCATCAGGCAACTGTTACCTCTTCCAGTCTGAAAAGACTGGTGAGGTACTTGCAGTGGAAGCCGGAGTTAAGTTCAACAAAGTAAAAAAAGTTCTTGACTTCAATCTAAACAGCATTGTTGGTTGTATCGTCAGCCATGAGCATGGCGACCATGCCAAATGTGTGGGCGATTTTATAAACGCCTGCATACCTTGCTATATGAGTCAAGGCACAAAACATGCGCTTGGTTTCTCTTCCAGCTATTGGGCAAAAGGGCTGTTGCCATTCGAACAAGTTGTGATAAATGGATTTAGAGTGATACCGTTCCCTATACAACATGATGCTGCGGAACCTTACGGATACCTCATCCGTCATGAAGAGTGCGGAACAGTGCTGTTTGCCACAGATACCTATTTCCTAAAATACAAATTTCCCGGTCTTAACAATGTGATGTTGGAGTGCAATTATAGCAAGGAAATTCTTGATGCGAATTTCACTGCTGGGCACATTGACAAGAAACGCTACGAACGTACCATTAAGTCGCACATGTCCTATGATAACTGTCTCCTCACATTGCAAGCCAATGACCTTTCACAAGTTTGTAAAATCGTACTCCTGCATCTTTCAGACAACAATAGTAACGTCTCGAAGTTTGTCGATGGAATCGGAAGCCTATATCCGGAGATAGAAGTAACAGCCGCCACACCCGGTCTTTCATTAACATTAAATAGTCACCCATATTAAAAATACAATTATGAAAAAAGCAGATATAGCCGATTACCTTATAAGCAATACAAGCATCAGCCGTTCACAGGCTATCAAAGCTGTCGACTGTGCTTTTGATGCTATTGAGAAAGCACTTTGTAAAGGTGAAAATGTCTATATACGTGGTTTTGGCACTATCAAGACTTATATCACAAAAGAAAGGAAAGCCCGTAATATCTACAAGAGAACAACGGTAGTCATTCCGGCTAAACGAACAGTAAAACTTGTAGTCAGTAAACAACTCAAAGAAAAAATGAACTCATGATGCACACGTGGTTTGAATGTAAAATCCGTTATGAAAAGACAATGGATAACGGAATGAACAAGAAAGTAACAGAACCCTATCTGGTTGACGCGCTCAGCTTCACGGAAGCGGAAGCACGCATCATTGAAGAAATGACACCCTTTATTTCCGGTGAGTTTACAGTTTCCGACATTAAACGCGCCAACTATAGCGAGCTCTTTCCCTGTGAGGAAGACAGTGCCGACCGCTGGTTCAAGTGCAAGCTGTATTTCATTACCTCAGATGAAAAAAGTGGAGCAGAAAAAAAGACGGCTACCAACGTACTGGTACAAGCAGCCGACTTGCGTGATGCAGTAAATAAACTGGATGAGGGTATGAAAGGCACAATGGCCGACTACCAAATTGCATCGGTAGCGGAAACTGCCATTATGGACGTCTATCCATATGCCGCAGATGAGTCCATTACGGATACCATCAGTGAAAATGCCAATTCGCCTGTTGTACGAAATTTCATACAATCTCTCCCCGAAGGTTGCAGGACAACGATAACCGTTGGTGGGAAAAAAGTTGTAGTAGACAAGACCGGAAAAGACACCATTGTTACACCCGAAAAGCAAAGCGACAATGACACTTGAGGAAATGCTTCAAATGGAAAGGAAACGAAAAAAGAAGCAAAAATATGACGATGAGGAACATCGCATACAATGCTCTTGCGTAAAGTGGTTCAATTTGAAGTATCCGAAGTTAAAAGGCCGGTTGTTTGCTGTGCCGAACGGAGGAAGACGTGATACTGTTACAGGTGGCAAATTGAAAGCTGAGGGCGTAACAGCCGGTGTATCCGATTTGATTCTGTTGAAAAGCAATCGTGATTATGGTGCGCTGCTCATTGAAATGAAAAAGAAAGGCGGCTATCAATCTCCATCACAAAAAGAATGGCAAAAGATAATATGTGAAAACGGAGAATACAAATATGTTCTGTGCTTTTCGCTGGATGATTTCATTCGTGAAGTGGATGATTATTTGAGAAATGAATTTTAAAAAAGTCAGATATGGCACGAACTTTTAAAAAAGGTCTTGACTATTTCCCTCTGGATATAGATATATTTAACGACCTTAAAATAAGAAAACTAATCAAGTATCAAGGTGGAAAAGCTATAACGGTATATGCTCTGCTGCTCTGCAATATCTACAAGAGTGGGTATTATATGAAGTGGGATAAAGAGTTGCCTTTCATTTGCTCGGAGCTTACGGGATTTGAGGAGGCATATATATCAGAAGTAATCAAAACCTGCCTGACACTGGGGTTGTTTTCAAAAGAATTGTTTGACGCTGAAAAAGTATTGACTTCTAAAGGTATTCAGGAAAGGTATAGTCGTATATGCGTACAGTGCCGTCGTGTTTGCTATATTGGGGATTATAACCTAATCGAGAAAAGAAAGCCCAAACAAACTGAAAAACTGCCACGAAAGAATGACAATCCACAAACGATACAAGGTAGTACAACAGTGCAAAACGAACTGCAATACGAGCCTTACTCCATGACTATCGATGAAGAAATTGCCGAACTGAAAAAAGACGAGTGTTGGCTTGACCAATTACAAGTGCTTCATGCAACGAATATTTCCTCTTTGCGCAGCAGTCTTGACGACTTCCGGGTGCAATGCCTGGCAGACGGGAAAGACCGGCATTCTTCCTTACAGGATGCCAAACAGCACTTCAACGCATGGTTGAGAATTGTAAATGATAAAAATAAAAGAAAAGATGATAAAGTTAGACCCGAAAGCAGAAATCAACGCAGAGGTAATCTTCTCAAATCTGATGAAGAGAAAACATATGGTAACTCGTTTTAGATTGCCATATACCGCCAAGCAAGTTTACGCTATGCTATATGAAGCGTGCCGGGTGGAAGTTGCTCATAGGCATAGGGAATTTAATGCCACCGAACAATACAAAAAGCACCTTTGGGACATTTCCAATTGGATTACATCGGAAGCCTCCACTTTCGGATTGTTCCTTTGCGGCGATGCCGGAAATGGGAAAACCACCATTCTGCGTGCATTGCAAAACCTTATAAACTACTTGCGCTCTGATGAGGGGTATAACAGCAATGCGGATGCATATCCGATACGCGGCTACATGATGGTATCGGCTAAAGAACTCGTCTTGCTGGCTAAAGCGTATAACAATCCCACACGCGACAACACCTCCGATGTGGCACGCTACAAAAGGCTGCGCCAAATCGAAATACTCGCAATCGACGAACTCGGCTCCGAACCGAAAGAAAGCATTCATTATGGCGATTACGTAACCGCCGCCATGGATATGCTGTCTTTTCGCTATGAAGAGCAGTTCTGTACGCTGGTCTCATCCAATCTTACGGCAAAAGAAATTGCAGAATATTACGACGAACGAATTGCAGACCGTTTCCGTGAAATGATGCTAATCATCAATTTCGGCAATGAGCAGTCATTCAGAAAACAGTAAACTAATTAAAAACATTATGACGATGAATACAGATTATAGTTATTGTTCGGGCGTTACCTGCTCAATCCGCAAGAGTTGTAAACGCTATTTGCCCGATCCACCCGATACACGTTTGCAATGGGTATGGCCAGCATACAATCCGGGAACAGACAAATGCAAGTACTATGAACCAACTAAAGTAGCAAAAACAAAAAATCCGTAATCATGGAAAAGAATAAGTTTACCCATGGTAGTTTGTTCAGCGGCATCGGTGGTCCGGAAATAGCTGCCGAGGAAATGGGCTGGAAAAATATGTTCCATTGTGAAATAAACCCGTTCGGGAGAAAAATACTTGATTATTGGTTCCCAAACAGCAAAAGTTATGAAGACATCACGAAAACAAATTTTACAGAGTGGCGTGGAAAAATCAATGTCCTCACCGGAGGTTTTCCCTGCCAGCCTTTTTCTTGCGCCGGACAGCGAAAGGGAGCGGAAGATGACCGCTACCTCTGGCCGGAAATGCTACGAGCGATACGGGAGATTCAGCCCGATTGGGTTGTTGGTGAAAACGTTGCTGGAATCCTCTCAATGGTACAACCCGGCAGTGAAACTGCGTTGGGACGTGAAGAATCTCTGTTCGGAGAGGTTGACCGAAAAAGAATATTGCATCGGCAGGAATACGTTGTCGAAACAGTGTGTAACGACCTTGAACGTGAAGGATATTTCGTCCAACCGGTTGTTATTCCGGCTTGTGCCGTCGGAGCGCCGCACAGAAGAGACCGTGTCTTCTTTATTGCCCACCGTGCAGACGCAGGGGTTAAAGGTATGCAACGAAAATGGGAAGACAACATTCTATCCGGTAGGACTGCTTCCGACACCACGTGCCGTGGAAGTGGTGGAACACCCCATGAAAGCTGCTGCGAGAACGAAAGACAGAACGGGTACGAAACTCAACAACCTTTCGTCAGGGGCTGCGTTCGGGCTTCTTCCCACTCCGATGGCGAGCGATGCAACAACCGGAGCGATAATTGGAAAGAACGACCAATTTGTTACGACCAGAAACGGGACTCCGAGGAGAATCAATCAGAACGGACAGAACGGATGCGTAGGACTTGCGAGAATGGTTCGGTTGCTTCCTACTCCCAATGCCCGGGAAGCGGACAAGTACAGCAAGAAATACAATCCGAACAGTCAAATGGGCACAGCTTTGACAGCAATGGCGGTGAATGGGATGCTCCCTACTCCAGCAGCGAGGGACTATCAACCCTCCGTTTCCCCACAAGCATTGAAAAGAAAAAATGGGAAAATGAGGACGGATGCTCTGTGCAACCTGCCGG